GAAACAGGCATATATGATCCTAAAAATTTAACTAACCGCCCACCTGAACTTAAAAATATTAAACCCAGCATTGAATCAATTGCAGAATATTCAACCGACATCTCATTATTTCTTTTAGATGAATATGATAAAAGAGTAGTAGAATTTGTATTTAAAAAAGCATTCCCCACATCTTTAGGAGGGATGAACCTAAATTATCGCACTTCTGATGAGATTGAAACATCATTTACCTTTGCTTATTCACAGTTTATTGTGAAGCTTGTAGAAAATGTTGATAATCTTTGATCTTTTTTTCAAAAACTTTATCACAAAATAAATAAATACTTTATATGGCACGTACGATTCAAAGCCCCGGCGTTCAAATTCAAGAAGTAGATCTTTCATTAAGACAAGTACCAACAGGAGCAACCTCAATATTAATTCCTGGGTTTGCACCAAAAGGACCTGTTGCAGAAACTATTGCTGTTGCAAGTCTTTCAGAATTTGAGCAAATTTACGGCACACCTACTAATGCCGCTGAGAGATATTTTTATCATACTGTAAAGGCAGCTTTTCAAAGCCCCTCTGATGTTATTGTTTATCGCTTACCCTATGGTACAGGCAGTGGTATTACAGCAACAGACAATTATACAGCGTTAGTTTATCCTGTTGCTGCATATTACCCTGGTACAAGCGCTGCAGCTTCTACAGAGTACACACCACTAACTGCTGGTAATTATAATAATACCAATCTTGCAGGTGTTAGCGCTACATATCTGTTCGGTCAACCTACACATGTAAGACTTTCAAAAGAAGATTACCTTGATATTTTACGTGGCACAGCATTTACCTGGAGTCCTAATAGTAGTGCATCAAGTGGATTCAAAAAATCATTTAGTACTATTAGCGATCTAGGCAATGCAGGTCTTATTATTTTAAATAAGTCTCAATCCTCAATTAATAGCCGTTTTGAAGGGTATTATGTCGGTGTTATTGACAATACTAACCTCAATCCAGCAACACCATTTGATGATGTCAACAGAATACTTTCAATCAATACAGAGGCCAATATAATTTCTGGCGGTAATTTTGTAGCATTACCAGATGCAAGATTAGCATTTCCTCTTTCTGCTGGACAAACAGGTGTTGGTAACAGTGTATCTGAAGTATTAGAAAATATACCTTCTTTTGACATTTACAGCAATCAATTTGACGACACTGCAATATTTGGTATCTTTAAGTTGCGCCAGTCTGTATTTTCTCCAGATACAATTGCCTTGGATTATGTTTTAGAAGAAAGCTATCTTGGATCATTTGATACATACCGTCAAATAAATGATACTAACGGTGGTCCTGCTAGAAGCTTCTTTATGGAAGCATTAGACAACAACTCTTCACAAATCACTACATTAATCAACCCATTTATTTCTAATAAGCTCGGTAATAGCTGGCTAAATGATGCAGGCATACCTACTAAGAAGGTACGTTTTCTTGGCACACATTTAGCCACTTCATTGCCTGGTGAAACAGCTGACGGATACACAACACGTGTTGGAGCTCCAAGCGCTGCAGTATTAGCATTTAACAGCACATTGGGTACAACTGATGCCTTAGTTGCTCTTGGTGATTATACATCACAGGATATAAACACCAAAGTAATTGGCAATGTACCTGCCAAGGTCAACTCACTATTTGATAAAGTTGAAAATTCTGACATCTATTCATTTAATATTTCAGTTGAAGCAGGTCTAGGAACCATTTATGTTAATTCCTTCAACCCTGCAACCAGTGGTTATTTTGATGATTCTGTAGGATATTCTTCAGTTCTTGCTGGATTAACTTCACAAAATGTTGGTGCAACATCAAATGTCATCAACAATTATAATGCAGTTTCACAAGAATTTGTCTCTTTTGCAGAAACCAAAAGAAAGGATTTGATTTATATTGCAGATCCTATCACAAACATCTTTGTTGAAGGTCAGAACATCAAGACACTTGATGACCCCACCAAGACATTCTCTACTGACATTTACTGGGCGCTAAGAAATCAATTTGCAGCAATCAATTCTAGCTATGTTTGTGCGTATGCAAATTGTGTTAAAGTAGCTGATATAGCTTCTGCTCAAGAAGTCTGGGTTCCTTTCTCAGGATTTGCAGCCGCTCTAATGGGCAACACTGATAGCAATTATCAGCCTTGGTATGCTCCTGCTGGTTTCACAAGAGGTGTAGTAACAGGTATTACTGATCTCGGATTGTTCCCCAAGCAGAAACAACGTGATCAGATTTACAAGATTAACTTGAACCCTGTTGCATTCTTCCCAGGTGAAGGCTTTGTAGTGTATGGTCAGAAGACCTTGCAAAAGAAGCCAAGTGCTTTTGATAGAATTAATGTACGTAGATTGTTCTTGAACTTGGAGACTGCTACGAAAAATACCGTTAAGTACTTTGTGTTTGAACCCAATACACTCTTCACAAGAACTCAAGTAATCAATACATTAACACCTATTTTTGATAATGCTAAGAATACACAGGGTATATATGATTACCTAATCATTTGTGATGAAAGAAACAATACACCTGATGTAATCGATAACAATACACTTGTAATTGATATCTATATCAAACCTACAAGATCAGCAGAGTTTATTCTAGCTAACTTCTACGCCACACGCACAGGTGTGAGCTTCCAGGAGATAGTCTCATAAACATGAAGGGGAATAAATAATTTTATGGCTGATGTAAATCAATTAATTCAAGACTTTTATAGAGTAGCACAAAATAGAGAATTTGCTCGCGATTATAACTTTCGTGTGCTTTCTATTAATACTGGTGGTGCTTCAAGTGTAGAGTTTGACCAAGATGATTTAGTATATGTAAAGACTGCTACTCTACCTGAACGTGCAATTAGTAATGTTGCAGTTCCCTACATGGGATTGAATTTTAACATACCTGGAAATGCCACATACCCTGGTTCTGATGCATGGCCTTTGACTTTCTACGCTGATTCACAGTCTAAAATTCGTCAAAAATTTGAACAGTGGTCACAGGACATCTTTAATGATGCAAATTCTACAGGAAATTATTTTGCTCCCAAGCAAACAGCTATTATTGATCTTGTTCAGCTTGATAATCAGATGAACAAAACAGCTCAATATCAATTGGTCGGTGTTTCAGTAAGAAGCGTTGGCCCTCTACAGTATAATATATCTGAAGGTACAGGTAATACAATTGAATTTACTTCTACTGTATCATTTCACTACTGGAGAAAACTAAGTTAATTAAATAATTAGGTGAATAATCCGTTCACCTCAGCACTACAAGGCCTTCAACAAAACTTTTCAGGTCTTTTTAATGGTACAAACCCTTCTTTTGCACCACAGATAACTGAATTATTTGGGTTCAACGTACCCGGTGTACCGTTAATAAGCCCAAGGGATTATTTTCTATTTCAAATGGAATCGTGGTTTACCTCGATTCCTATGTCTACACAATGGATTATTGTCATAGACAACTACCCTGTTGCACTTAGATCTGATATAATACAAGGTTTAGAGATAGTTGATGGAAGCAAAAAAGGATGGGACATTTCTACCTCTGTTTCTATTTTAAAAAGTTTTCCTTTGCAACGCATAATTGGGTGTTTATTTGCTAATTCAATATCAATACCTGCTGAACAATATAATATAGATTCAGTTTCTGTGCCAAACAACAGAGGGTTTTTACCAGGCATATTAGGAAGCAACAGGCAAACTGAACCTAATTCATTAACTATAGAATTTAGAGATACAAACACATCATTTATAGATCACGTATTGAGACCATGGGTAATCCTGGGATCACATTTTGGTATGGTTTCCAGACAAGCTGATGTGAATGGAACTAGAGACTTTAGAAATATGAAATGCAACATGACGTTGCTTCAATATGGACGCACTTTAAATAGTATATCCATGATACCTCGTAAAGTTTGGACGTTTTATAACTGCATGCCTTATAATATAGGTGACCAGAGCTTTAATTATGAAACAGAAACAGTTAATAATTTTGCAACTCGATGGACTTACTCTAATTATACTATTGAAAACAGTCTATATCTGCCTGTTCAGGACATAGTAAATAGAGTTTCAAATGGCGATATACCCAGAATTACATCCTTCCAGAATGGCATTGGCAGCATTAATCCTCTAGGTTTCTTATAATGGATTTTTTTCTAAGCTACACCACACTCTTAAGCAAGCAAAAAGTGTTTATAAAAGAGCTTACCTTTAAGCAGCTTAGAACCATTAACAAATTTATACAGAATAAAGATGATGAAGCAATTAATTTATGCTTTGAAAATGTTTTAAAAGAAAATATTCAAAATTTTGATACAATTGGTATTTTAACAAACTATGATAAATTTTGTTTGTTATTTTTATTACGGTTAGCTTCTATTTCTCCTGAAATTGAACTCAAACAACAAAACTCAGTCACTAAAGTTAATTTATTACCTGTTTATAATTCATTTTTTAATGTGAAGCTTGATAACAACTATGAAATTATTACAGATACTTTCATTATAAAACTGTCACTACCTAAGTCACTACTGTTCAATAATATTTTTGATATACTTTTAAACAGTATTGACGAAGTTATTATAAAAATATCTGGTGAAAATAAAATAATTAATTTTAACACATTATCAGTTGAAGAGAAACGAATATTTTTTGAAAAATTGCCAGCCGATGTAATAAGCGACATCAACAAAATTAAACAAAATATTGAAAATGCATTTAACAACACTGCTTTAACTGTTAACAATGACAATAAAATAAGTATTAACCCGTTTAATTTGTCATTATTTGAAACTTTAAAACTACTTCTCACTGTTGACCTTAAAAATCTTTACGATATTCAGTACGCCCTAGTGAACAAATTAAATTTTGATGCTTTTTATGCCGATAACAACACATTAACAGAGAATATTATTTTAATTAATAATTTTACAGAGGAAATGACTAAAAAAACACAAGAAACCCGTAAAGCTATGGATAACTCTAAAAAACCTATAAGTAGTTAAGTGAATAATTTTAGCGACATACTCAACTCTTTAAATGAAGTCACAAAACAGTATGAAATATTCATACCGTCATTAAATGTAAAAACCAAGTTCACAGGATTTACTGCAAAGCAACAAAAAGAAGCAATTCAGAGCGCTCTAGAGAAAGAAAATGCAGGAATAGGCTTCTCAATACTAACAACTGAGTATATTCAAACCAATTTAATAGAAAAAAATTTAAATTTACTTGCTAGCGATAAAAATTATATATTAGCTTGCTTAAGAGCACAATCCCTATCTAAGAATTATAGAACACTTGGCTCTGAATCTTTTGATATCACACCAATTCTTTCAAACAATATTGCTGTACCTAATGAATTAAAATCTGCACAATTAGAAGACAATGATATCACTGTCAGCATTGAGATACCCACTTTAATTAAAGACAAAAGCATAAATCTTGAGTCAAAAAAAATTATTTTAAGCGAACAAGCTAATTATCTTGGTAGTTTATATTTGAATGAGATTATCAAATACATAAAAGCAATTAAAACACCCAAAGCTACTATTAATTTTGATGAATTGACTTTCAATCAAAAACTTCAAGTAGCAGAAAAGCTGCCTATTGCCATATCTTCACAAGTAGTAGAATATATTAACAAATTAAAAGATTTTGATAAAATGTTGTTTACCGTTAACAACAAATTCTATAATATAAGCATTGATCCAACACTTTTCACACTCTAATTTACAATATTCATTAAATATTTTAAATGACTGAGGCAGAAAGTTTAATAACTGACAATATAGCTTCTTTAGATCAAAAAGTAAGCACTATTCTTGGGTTTCTTGGCACATCACAATCAAAAGCTAGTGACAACAATGCAAAACAGTTTTCATCATTATTTCAAGAAAATATGGACGATGAAAAACGCGAAAAAAATAGCTATAGCAGATTGAGACGCAAGCAAAGGATATATCAAGCTGTTCCAATTAATATTGATAGTCTCAGCGACGATACACTGAACAAACTAAGAAATGTATTTAAATCTGCTTTGCCTAAAACTATGCAAGTGCAGACAAAAGTAGCAAAAAATGATGCTTCATTTGGGTGGGTACCTGATTTATTGAAAGTATTAGGCACTCTTGCAACAGGATTAGGGGTATTTGAATTATTAAAAGATTTAATTGCAGGTGGAGAAAAAGGTAAAATAATTGAAGCAGTAAAAGACGCTGCACAAGCTGCAGAAAAAGCTAGTGAAGCTGCTACTAAAGCTGTTGGGGCAGTGAGCAAAGATGCAGGAAAAGTTGGTGAAGCTGCTGTAAAAGCATCAGAAATAGTACCAAAAAAGCCTGTAACTAGATTAACAGACCCTCTAACAGAAGCTATTCGCACCGGTGAACCTATTAATTTAACTATAGAAAATCTAGATATAGAACGTGCAACAACAGATCCTAAACCTTTTAAAGACTTTACTGGAGTATTTGATGAAGCCATAAAAGGAAAAAAAATTAATGTCGATGAAATGTTAGGAAGCATGAAAGAGCTTGACTATGCAAAGAAAATTCAAGTACTAGCAAAGAGTCAAGATGAATTTTTAAGTAAAAGCATAACAGAGCTTGATGGCATAATAGAAAATATTGAAAAACCTGATAGCATGTATAAGCAGCTAACTGCTACATTGAAAGATTTAAAAGAACGTGGCTATAGACCTGAAGATATTAGAGAGCTAGTAAAGGTAAAGACGTCTATAATAGAAGATATCATACAAGCAACCAAAGAATTGCCTGAGTACCTAAAGAGCAGCGGCAAAGAAATTATTAGAGACATGGTTGGAGGGGTTGGAATGGAAGACAGTGTAAAGTTTGAAGAACAATGGGCTAAAGCCACTGCTTGGTTGAAAGAGAATACTCTAGGTAAAGTAGATGACTTAAAAGGTGTCCTACAAGAGAGTAAAGGGCTTAGAAATAT